CGGATATACAAATCACACTTGACGACTGTCACAAATTATATGATGACTTCGACGAACTGCCAGAAGAAGCCCAACTTATCATTGCCAATATGTGTTTCAATCTTGGATATCCAAGACTTTCTAAATTTAAAGGAATGAAGGCAGGTGTTGATGCACGTGATTGGAATGCAGCAGCAGACGAGATGGTAGATTCTCGTTGGTATCGTCAAGTTACTAATCGTGCAGATCGGCTAGTAGAAAGGATGCGAGCAATTGACTAAATCTGAATTAATGAGAGCCATCTATAGATTAACTCATGGCACAAATGTTGAGTATAAAATAATATATGAAGATCCTGAAGGTAAAGAAATGACTTTTGCCTTTACCGATTTGCACCATGAAAATAAAGAAGTACAATCTACTATAGGTGGTTAATGATAGAAGTTACAGATGCAGCCATTGAATACCTTAATAAAGTCCGAGGTGACGATCATGTTACTCTCGGCGTAAAAGGTGGTGGCTGTTCTGGATTTCAATACGTATGGGACTTCAAGAAAAATTGGCCTGATGTTGCATGGAGTGAACCATATGGTGATGCTCTAGTATTGGATCCTATGGCAGAAATGTATGTTGCTGGATGTACCATTGATTATGTTACCGAATTGGGTGGTGCATATCTTAAAGTTGTAAATCCCAATGCAACAGCTTCATGCGGATGTGGAGAATCTTTCGCAATTTAGTTGTTTACAAACCTCATGTTTTATGATATAATATACCTATGATTTGGAGGTTGTATGGCTTTTTATACTTCGGTTGCCCGTTATGGCAACAACATGCTTTACCGCGGATATGATAACGCTGGTAATAGAGTAATAAAATCCGAAAAATTTTCACCAACGTTTTATATACCTTCAAAGAAGGATACGGGTTGGAAAGGTTTGGATGGGAATCAGATTGGTTCCCTTACATTTGATTCTATGAAGGAATCACGTAACTGGTTGGATCAATATAATGAAGTTGGTGGATTTAAAATTTATGGCACTACAAATTATCTCCATCAATATATTCGTGAAAAATTTCCTCGCGATATAGAATTTGATAGAGATAAAATAAATGTATCCACTATTGATATTGAAACACAATATGATGATGGGTTTCCCGAACCAGATTTGGCAAACCAACCAATTACTGCCATCACACTCAAAAATAATATTGATGGCATTTATTGGGTTTGGGGTTATGGTAACTATGATGTAGAGGCTGCTTTAATAAAACCAGTCCGATACATGAAATGCCGTGATGAATCGGATCTGCTACTTAAATTCCTTGATTTTTATTCATCTCAAGAAAAATGCCCAGATGTTATCACTGGTTGGAATGTCAGGTTTTTTGATATTCCATACCTTATAAATCGTACTGCCAAAATCCTTGGCCTAGAACAAATGAAAAAGTTTTCTCCCTGGGGATTAATTGAACATCGATCTGTTATAAAACGTAATAAAAAGGAAACCACATTTGAACTGCGCGGTGTACAAATTCTTGATTATTTGGAATTATTTCAAAAATTTGGTTACACATACGGTACACAGGAATCATACAGATTAAATCATATTGCATATGTTGTCCTTGGTGAAAAGAAATTATCATTTGAAGAATCCGGTTCACTAAAAAATCTATATAAAGATAATTTCCAAAAATATATTGATTACAATATGAAGGATGTGGAACTAGTTGATCGACTTGAAGATAAAATGGGTTTGATTACCTTGGCCATGACCGTGGCATATAAAGGTGGTGTAAATTATCAAGATGTATTTGGCACAGTGGCAATATGGGAATCAATCATATATCGTAAACTTATGAATCAAAAAACTGTACCACCTATTGAATTAGGTCATGCAGAAAAAACAGAATTTGTTGGTGGTTATGTAAAAGATGTAAAGGTTGGTATGCATGACTGGGTTGTGTCATTCGATTTAAATTCTTTGTATCCAAACATTATTGTCCAGTGGAACATGTCACCTGAAACACTTGGTAAAATGCCACACGATGCAATACCAGGTGGTGTGGAATATTTTCTTAATTTCTATGAATCAAAAGGTGACCCATTACATCCTGCAGTACGAGAAAGAAACGTTGCAGTTGCTGCCAATGGTTCATCCTATTATAAATCTTTTGATGGTGTTGTACCAACAATTATTACAGATTATTATGATGAACGCCGTAGTGTTAAAAACATGATGCTTGCTGCACAACAATCACAACAGAAACAAAAAACATACGAATTGGAAAAAGAAATTAACCAACTGGAAAACAGACAGATGGCTATTAAAATTCTTATGAACTCTTTGTATGGTGCACTAGGTAATCAACACTTCAGATATTTTGATATCAGAGTTGCAGAAGCCGTTACAACAACTGGTCAGTTGGTAATCCAATGGGCAGAACGTGCAATGAATCAAGCAATGAATAAGGTAATGAAAACAGAAAAGGATTATGTCATTGCAATTGATACAGATTCACTTTATGTTGACTTTGGTCCTATGATAAAACAATTAAATCCAAAAGATCCAGTCAAGTTTTTGGATAAAATTTGTAAGGAACATTTTGAACCTGCACTTGCACAATCATATGATATTTTATTTAAAATGTTAAACTGTCACAAACCTAGAATGGAAATGGCAAGAGAGGTAATTGCAGATCGTGGTATTTGGACTGCAAAGAAACGATATATTTTAAATGTACATAATTCTGAAGGTGTACAGTATGCAGAACCAAAACTCAAGATCATGGGCATTGAGGCAATTAAATCATCCACTCCTGAGGTATGCAGATCTAAATTTAAGGAAATATTTAAGGTTATTATATCTGGTGATGAAAGTGCAACTCAAAAATTTATACAAGATTTTAAAAGGGAATTTAAATCATTACCAGCAGAACAAATATCTTTTCCACGTGGCGTATCCAACATCAGTGACTGGACAGACAGAAAAACAATTTATAAAAAGGGTACACCAATCCACGTCCGTGGTTCCTTACTATATAATAAACATCTTAAGGATGCAAAACTTACAAAAAATTATGAACCAATTGTAAATGGTTCAAGGATATTTTTTACATATTTAAAATTACCAAATACAATTAAGGAAAATGTAATTGCTTTTCCAGATCAACTTCCACCGGAACTAAAACTGGATCGCTATATAGATTACGATACGCAATTTGATAAAACATTTATTGACCCACTTCGGCTTATACTAGATTCAATTGGTTGGTCGGCCGAGGAACAACAAACATTGGAGGACTTTTTTTCGTGAGTAATTTTGATAGAGTTGGTACCTTTATGAAAACATTTGGTCAGGAAGTAAAAACTGAACCAGAATTTCCAGATGCAGATACCGTAAATCTAAGAATTGAACTTATTGGTGAGGAATTAAATGAACTGTGGGATGCTTGTGAAGCAAGAGATATTGTAGCAGTTGCAGATGCTCTTACAGACATATTATATGTAACATATGGAGCCGGTCATGCATTTGGTTTAGATTTGGATAAATGTTTTACCGAAGTGCAAAGATCCAATATGTCAAAACTTGGTATGAATGGTAGACCAATTTATAGAGAAGATGGTAAGGTTATGAAAGGTCCAAATTATTCAGAACCTGATTTAAAAAGTGTTTTACAAATGTAATAAATTGTGATATAATATACTATATTAAATCGGAGAATATATTATGCATTATCCAAAATATCCTATTTACATTATTTCGAAAGGTAGATGGGATAGTCGTATGACACAAAAAACTATGGAAGATTTAGGACTTCCATACAGAATCGTAATCGAGGAATCTGAATACGACAAGTATGCAGAAAATGTACCTAAGGAAAAAATCATAACATTACCTTTGGACTTTCGTGATAATCCAAAATATGCCATACCAGATGAAAACACTGGCCTAATTGGCGGTTCAATACCAGTCCGTAATTTTGTTTGGGAACATTCCATTTCAGAAGGACATGAACGTCACTGGATTTTAGATGATAATATGCGACACATATACAGACTGCATCAAAATCTAAAAATCAGAATGAACACTGGTTCCAGTTTTCGTATCATTGAGGATTTTATAGGTCGATATGAAAATGTAAGACTTGCTGGTATGAACTATGCATTCTTTTGTCCTGCAATGACAAAACGTCCACCATACTACACCAATACAAGAATTTACTCTTGTATCCTTATTGATAATTCTCTTCCGATCCGTTGGCGTGGCAGATATAATGAAGATACAGATTTATCACTTAGGGTACTTAAGGATGGTGACAACTGTACAATGTTGTTTAATAATTTTCTTGTCGGTAAGGCCGCCTCTATGACTATGAAAGGCGGTAATACAAAAGAGGTATATAATATTGAACAAACAGGTGATAGAAGATCAAGACAGGGTTCAGATGATTTTGATAACCGTAGAGAGTTTGCAGATTCATTGGTATCACAACACCCCGATGTGGTAAAACTTGCATTTAAATGGGGTCGTTGGCATCACGATGTAAACTATTCAGTCTTTATTCAAAAACCAAAAAAGAAGCCAGGGCTAAATATTCCACGTGGCACAAATGAATATGGTATGAAATTGGTAACGATATCGCCAGATCAAGCTGATAACGAAGGAGATGAAAATTATGGCGAATAATAAAAACAATGTGGATAATGTATCAAATAATCTTTTTATATTATCTGGAGATGAAGAAGAAAGGACTCCATACGAGTGGGACGGTATGCCAGAATTTGATCAACCTCAAAAAGAAGATATAAAAATTATTTGTCGTTTTAAAACGGCACAAGATGTAAGAGACTTTGCAGCTGCAATTGGTCAGAATAATATTACCGATCGGACAAAGTCAATTTGGTATCCAGCACTAGATAAAAACCGTAACTCACTATTGCGTTGGATGGATGACGAGTGAAAATTTTTATTATACCTTATACATTTCACACTTTTTTTGAGTATGAAAAAAGAGTTAGTGGAGTTGATGAGGCTTTATTAAAACAAATTGATGTTTTAAAACAAATAGGCCATAAAGTGGAAGTGTATATTCCATTTGGTAATTTGCATGAGCATATATCGGATGTACATTATCACAAGGATTACATTCCAGATGAAGGTATAAAATCATATTTACGAAAACAAAAAAATAAAAATAATATTTTAAAAGATTTACTTTTAAAAATGAGTGCATTTAAACCTGATGTAATTTTATCCAATGCATACTTCCAGAAAAAACTTTATGATGAATTACAAAAAATAGATGCACCTGTTGCCTATATGTCACATGCAGTACCTGGTTTCTTTACAGATATGGTAACTGCAAATTTAATTAGTAAATTTATTGAACGTAATAGTATTATTACGGTATCAGATTACCATTCAGAAAAATTTAAATTATATTATAGTAGAAGAAGAAAAGGATGGACTTTTCAAAACACAATTAAGGCAGACTCAACTGTATTTTCATCTTACAGTTCAGTGGAAGATGTACAAGAATCAGATGGTGTTGTAAGACACGTATCTGCTGCACATAAAGAAAAACAAACATTTTTAATTCATGATATGTTAAATGATACCGAAGTAAAAAGTGAAGTGTTTACTACTTTAGGATTTATGGGTAAAAAAGATGATTATGTAAATAAGGCATTTGAAAAATATAATACAGACGATAGACCAATATTTTTGGATGTAAATCATAAAGATATTATGGAAAAAATAAAAACATCAAGTTGTTGTTTTGTTGGTCTGGCTACATATGATACATTTACAATTACATCTCTTGAATCATTGTCCCGTGGTGTTCCTATTATAGTAAAAGGTTGTAAAGGTGAACACCCAGCAAAGGAAATGGTAGAACCAAAATATCAAAAATACGTACACGTATATGATGGCAGTAAGGATGACTTTCGTAACAAGGTAAGGGAATTTTCTAATATTACATTATCTGAGAGAAAAGCCATTGCACAATCTTGTTACAAACTGACATCAAAGGAACAGTATGGCAAAAATTTGGAATCTGCATTAAATAAATCTATAATTAAATATAAAGAAAATTCAAATAGTTGTTTATTTTTCCAATAATATGTGATATAATATACATATGATTAAATTAACGATATTTAATAGTTTATTTGATAATAAAACAGACAAGTGTCTTGATCTTGAAAATTTTGATGCATTTGAAAAGTTCCTATATAAACTTTCCAAAATAAAGAAAAAATCCAAGGCAGATGCAGTACTTATCTCCCCCGCAACGTATCAACCGGATACCACTCGTGCAAATGCAAATGTTGTCGATTGGTCCGGTTGGTGCTGTGTGGATGTAGATGAATATGAATGTGATGGAGATTTACAGAATGATTTATCTAATAGGTTTTCTAGTTACCGCTTCGTTTGTTACAGCACTGCTAGCAGTACAGTTCATTCGCCTAAGTTCAGATTGGTGTTCCCTTTGCGAAGAAATGTGGATAGAGACTCCATCAGACATTTCTGGCATGGACTTAATGTTGAACTCGGAGAACTCGGTGATCGACAGACTAAAGACCTATCACGCATGTACTATATCCCTGCGCAATATTCTGGTGCTTTCAACTTTATTTTCAGTCATGATGGCGACCCAATTGATCCTGATGATCTTATGAGGAAACATGCATATGCAGAAAAAGCAAACCTTAACAACTTCTTCGATCGACTACCAGACAACATCCAACAACAAATCATTGAACACAGAAAAAACCAACTTGACAACACTAATGTGGTGTGGTCGTCCTATCGCGATTGTCCCTTCTTTCCCCGTAAACTCGAAGCAGAATACAGACTCATCAACAATACAGGATGGTACCACAAAATGTACCAAATAATGGTTGCCATTGCAGGTAATGCCATAAAAAAACAATATCCAATTACTGCTGCAGAAATATCCAAAATGTGTAGAGAACTGGATATGGAAACTGGTAACTGGTATGCCAATCGCCCGATTGATAAGGAAGCGGATCGTGCATTGGAATACGTATATAAAAATATGTAATTAATTTAAAAAAACACTTTACATTTCATTCTTTTTGGTATATAATAATACTATAATCAAAGAGGAGTTGAATTATGGATACATTGAAAAAAGAAATCTTTTGGGAAACACTTGGACCACACTACGTTTATGGTTATAAAAATGCTCAAGGTGAGTGGGTTTATATTGGTGAAGGTAAATTAAAGCGTGGTGCAGATCATGTGGAGGAAAAAGACCTAAACATCTATGACTTGGAAATCATTGCCCAAAACATTGGTACAAAGGCTGAGGCACTTACGCTGGAATCTTATCTTCTCAAAAAGCACAAACCAATACTGAATACACAACCTGGGCATCATGAAGAAAGATTCATTGAAACTAAAGTTGTAACTCTTGCAGAAGCATGGGAAGCGGCTCAAGTTACTTCACATGACATCTATGATAAAATTCGTGATGAATTTTCTGAAGTGTTTAAATGGGCTACAGATTTTTATTCTGACAGCAATAAGGTTGTATTCCATACAGGTGCAATTCAAAAAGTTGTATTCAGATTACTAGTGGATAAATCCTTTAAAACAACCGTCCGCTTTGATTGTCAAGGTGGTAGTGATGAAGTGGTAAAGGAAAATGCAAGACTTTTGGGTGAACACTTGAAAAAAGAATATAGTGACTTCGAAGTATCAATGGGAGATACAGAAAAGTATGTTTTACTATATACTAATACACTTGAAGATGGCACATCAATATTTGTAAAACACGTAAAAGAAATAAGAGGTATCAAGTAATGAAAAACATTGCTATTATTGGACACGGTTATGTAGGTAAAGCCGTTGAATATGGATTTCAAACACAAGACGTAAAGTTAAAACTTATCGACCCAGCACTTTATAATAACAGTCTGAGTGATTTACGAGGTACACGAGTTGACGTTGCATTTGTTTGTGTTCCTACTCCTATGGGTAATGATGGTTCAATCGATGCATCAATTGTGGAACAAACAGTAAGGGATTTATCTGCAATTACAACTGGATTAATTGTAATTAAATCAACTGCAATACCAAGTGTTGTGGCAGACCTTTCAGAATCAAATCCTCAAGTTGTTTATAATCCAGAATTCCTTACAGAGAAAAATGCACTGGACGATTTTATTAATCCACCTATGCATGTGTTTGGTGGTGAAAAAAATGCCACTAAAAAACTTGAAGAAATTTATAAGGAACACTCACGCTGCAAACCATGTCAAGTATTTCACATGACTGCATTAGAGGCCTCGTTTGTAAAATATGGAATTAATTCATTTCTTGCAACTAAGGTTTTGTGGATGAATCAGTTCCAAGATATTTGTGATAATAATCACGCAAAATATAATGTAGTTGCAAATGCAATTGGTTCAGATCCTAGAATTGGTCACAGCCATATGCAAGTACCTGGACCAGATGGTCGTAAAGGTTTTGGTGGTGCATGTTTTCCTAAAGACACAAAAGCCTTTTCACATTTTGCTGAAGGACAATTTAAGGTATTAGATACAGTCATTGAGGAAAACAATTTTTACCGTAGCATGTATGAACTGGACGAACGTGAAAAAGAACAAAAAGTTGTTTACAATTAATCTTCAATGTGATATAATAATATTATAATTTATGGAGAAGTGAATGGCTAAAATTGCAATTACAGGTGGCGCTGGTTTTATTGCTTATCACCTTGCAGCAAAATTATGGAATAACCATAAGGTAGTTGGTTTTGATAATTATAATACCTATTATGATCCTGATTTAAAACGTGAACGTGCTAGAATTTTGGAAAATGCCTTTGGTATTGAAATTATTCCTATTGATTTAAGAACACCAAGTTCCGTCAAAAATTTTATGGTTGAACACAAACCTGATATTGTAATGCATCTTGCAGCAATGGCAGGTGTCAGACACTCCATGGATGATCCAACATCTTATATTGAAAATAATGTTGTAGGTACACATAACCTTATTGAAGCATGTAACTATGCAGGTGTTAAAAAAGTTGTGTATGCATCAACATCATGTGTAATGTCTGGTAACCCATTACCGTGGACCGAAGATGAAAAACTTGGATATCAACTTAATCCGTATGGTTATACCAAAGCCACAAACGAATCACAATTTATGGCATCTACAATTCCTGTAACAGTTGGTCTTAGATTTTTTACTGTGTATGGTCCATATGGCCGACCAGATATGGCACTTTTTGATTTTACCAAAAAAATTATTGCCGATGAGGAAATACAATTATTTAATTATGGTGATATGATTCGTGACTTTACATATGTCGATGATATTGTACAAGGAATTAATATTATAATAGAAAAAAGTTTGCAAGATGACGATGCAAAAGAGATATATAATATAGGTAATGGAAAACAAGTTCAACTTATGGACTTTGTTGAGAACATTGAAAAGCAACTCGGTCGTTCGGCAAAGAAAAACTTTGTACCAAAACATCCTGCAGATACACATGCAACTTGGTCTGACACAACTAAACTTAGGGCTTTAGGTTACAACCCTAAAACATCTATTGAAGTTGGTGTGGAAAACTTTATTCGTTGGTACAAATCATATTATGGAGTAAATTAATGATTGTTGGACTCACGGCCTCAACATTTGATCTTTTACATGCAGGACATATTGCAATGTTAAGAGAATCCAAATCACAATGTAATCACCTTATTTGTGCATTGCAAGTTGACCCGTCCATTGACCGACCCGAAAAAAATTCTCCAGTACAAACATTAGTTGAAAGACACGCACAACTTGCTGCGGTAAATTATGTGGATGAAATTATTCCATATTGTACTGAGGATGATTTATTGGATATATTAAATATGTATCCCATTAATATTCGAATACTCGGTGAAGAATATAGAGATAAGGACTTCACCGGAAAAGACGAATGCCGCAAACGTGGTATTCAATTATATTTCAACAAACGTGAACACAGATTTAGTTCTAGTGATTTGCGCAAACGAGTCGCAGAGAAGGAAAATAGCAATGTCTGCCATTCAAGACTGGATTAAAGAACAATACGAATTAGAAGAAAAAATCTTGGGTGAAAACATAGAATATAATAATATGCGATTAACAAAGGAAGTTGAAGAATTAAAAGGAAGATTAAAAAAATTAGAAGTTGATATGGCATATACACAAAAAATAAGGTTTGCCGAATCGCCTGAGGAACAACGAATATATGATTTAAGGAGAACAGACTAAATGTCTATTATGGATAAATTAAAAAAGAATAGTAAAATTAAAGCCACATCTATTCTTTCTGAATCCAAATTTTTTAATGAAAAAGATATGGTACCCACAGATGTTCCTATGATGAACGTTGCTTTATCTGGATCTGTGGACGGTGGACTTGCGCCAGGACTTACTGTCCTGGCCGGCCCATCAAAACATTTTAAAACATCATTTGGTCTTATTATGGCTTCTGCATATTTGAAAAAATATAAAGATGCTGTATTATTATTTTATGATTCAGAATTTGGTTCTCCACAAGCATACTTTGAACAATTTGATATTGATACATCACGCGTTTTACACACTCCAATTACAAATGTGGAAGAATTAAAATTTGATCTAATCGGTCAATTGGAAAATATTGAACGTGGTGATAAAATTATAGTAATGATTGATTCTGTTGGTAATCTTGCATCTAAAAAGGAATTAGAAGATGCCATTAATGAAAAATCAGTTGCAGATATGTCAAGGGCTAAAGCACTCAAAGGTTTATTCCGTATGACAACACCATATCTTGCAATGAAGGATATTCCACTTATTGCAGTTAACCATACATATATGGAGATTGGATTATTCCCTAAGGCAATTGTATCAGGTGGTACTGGTATTTACTACTCAGCAGATAATATTTGGATCCTAGGCAGACAACAAGATAAACAAGGTACAGAGATCAAAGGTTATCACTTTGTGATCAATGTGGAGAAATCAAGATATGTCAAGGAAAAGTCTAAAATACCTATCAGCGTTTCTTGGGATGGTGGCGTTCAGTCTTATAGTGGGCTTCTCGACGTCGCTTTATCAGGCAATTATGTTGCTAAGCCTTCTAATGGTTGGTACTGCCGTGTTGATAGAAGCACTGGAGAATTGGTCGATCCAAAGTGTAGAGAGAAAGATACGTTGGAACGGGGATTTTGGGATCCCATCTTCAATGAAACTGACTTCAAAGATTATATTCAATCAAAATTTGCCATTGGAGGTTCGAGAGACAATGTCATTGTACTCGCCGATGAAGCATAAGGAAAATGAAACATATCAATTAGTGCCTGGTGGTGATGGTGATCAGCACTGGTTGGTACGTTTTTTGGAAGGTCCTTTTGCAGAAACAATTATCCAGTATGGATCAATTTCTATAAACGAGGAAGATGAAGGTATAATGACATTTAACTTTTTTGTTGAACAGTCACCCGACTCTGAACTCACATCAGAGAACACAGACTTGCAATTATGGGCAGGTGATGTTTTGCAAGAAATTATTAGGGATGCAGTTGTAAATGAAACTGCAATATTAAGAGAAAAATAATGAAAATTTTAATATGTGGTTTGCCAGGTAGTGGTAAGACTACTTTAGCCAAACCATTGGCAAACTTACTTGGTGCTGTGCATATTAATGCAGATGAAGTAAGAACAAAATACAACGATTGGGATTTTACACCAGAAGGTCGTATACGTCAAGCTCAACGAATGAGACATCTTGCCGATGGTGTTGTCATGGCAGGTAAAATTGCCGTGACAGATTTTGTTGCACCAACAGATAAAGCACGTGAAGCATTTGCTCCTGATTATGTAGTTTGGATGGACACTGTTAATAAAAGTAGATCAGTAAATGGTCCAGCAGCAAAAGGCAGTACATTTGAACAAACGGATAAAATGTTTGAAAAACCATCACGTTGTAATTATCACGTAGCTGAGTGGTTTGATGATACTCATGCTCAATTATTACCTATTATTAAAAATTATATGGAAAGGAATCAATAATGGAAACACTATTATTATTAGGAGCTCTTGCAATTGGCGCAAATTCTCTTATGACCGACGATGTTGATCCTAATATGCCAGATCCAGCAACCTATCGGTCAATTCAAACTTCAGTAGATGGTGGATATTTACATAATACAGAATCACAAAAAAGTGAAGTAAAATGGGTTTTTGTTTATGAATAAATTTGATCCATTAAACCCTACAGTGCAAATGTTGGGTCGTTGGCAACCATGGCACTCTGGACATACTGAATTATTTAAAAGGTGTCATGCAATAACTGGCCAAGTTGCAATCATGATTAGGCAAGTACCAGAAAAGCGTGAGGCAAATTCAAGAGTGCCTGGTCAAGATGATAATCCATTTAATATTGAAACAGTTAAAGAAAATATTTCTGCAGAATTATTCATGCATGGGTTTACAATTGATGAAGATTATATTATAATGGTAGTACCAAACATAGTTGATATTAGTTATGGCCGAGGTGTTGGTTATACATTTACGGAACATCAGTTTGATAAAAACATTACTGATATATCCGCTACCAAAATTAGAGCCAAAATGAGAGAAGAAGGTAAACTTGCAGACAAATCTTGAACAGGTCATACTTCGTAATTTATTGACCGATGAAAAATATATGCGTAAGGTTTTACCATTTGTAAAACCGGATTATTTTGAAGGCGTATATCGTATATTATTTAAAGAGGCTGGTAAATTTGTTGGTAAATATAATAAATTACCTACAGCCGAGGCATTTAAGATTGAACTTGATCAATCTGATAGATTAAATGGTGAACAGTATACAGTAGCAGTTGATTTAATACCACAATTATTTGCCAAAGAAAAAATTGATGATGATTGGTTATTAAATAATACAGAAAAGTGGTGTCAGGATCGTGCCATTTATAATGCTGTTATGGAATCAATTTCAATTATTGATGGAAAACACGAATCACTCACAAAAGGTGCCTTACCAGAATTATTATCCAAAGCCTTAGGTGTTGCTTTTGATACAAACGTAGGGCACGATTATATAGAAAACTATGAGGAAAGGTATGATTTTTACCACAAAGAAGAAGATCGTATCCCATTTGATCTTGAATACTTTAACAAGATTACAAAGGGTGGTGTACCAAGTAAAACACTTAACATTGCCCTTGCAGGTACTGGCGTTGGCAAGTCTTTATTTATGTGTCATGTTGCTAGTGGCGCTTTGGTAGAAGGCAGAAATGTTTTATACATTACAATGGAAATGGCAGAGGAACGTATTGCAGAACGTATTGATGCCAATCTATTAAATACACCTATTGATCAGTTGCCCAATTTATCACGGGATATGTTCAGAACAAAAATTGAAGACCTAACGCGTAAAACAACTGGTAAACTTATTGTAAAGGAATATCCAACTGGTTCTGCACATGCAGGACACTTTCGTGCATTATTAAATGAATTAAAATTAAAAAGACAATTTGAACCAGATATTATTTTTATTGATTATCTTAATATATGTTCATCTTCAAGAATGAAAGGTATGGGTGGTGCTATCAATAGTTATAACTATATCAAAGCAATTGCTGAAGAGTTACGTGGCCTTGCGGTCGAGTTCGATGTACCAGTATTTTCAGCCACGCAAACAACTCGTTCAGGCTACTCGAATAGTGATGTTGGTTTGGAAGATACGTCTGAATCTTTTGGTCTTCCCGCTACGGCGGATCTTATGTTCGCTCTTATCTCGACTGAGGAACTTGAAAACCTGGGTCAGATGATGGTTAAACAATTAAAGAATAGATATAATGATCCAACTATGAACAAAAGATTTGTAATTGGTGTTGATCGCGGTAAAATGAGATTATATGATGTAGATGAAAGTGAACAAAATCTTACGGATGATACACCGGTATTTGATAAATCAAAATTTAACGAGGATACTTCCAAATTTAAGGATTTCAAGCTATGATGTACAAAGGACCACAGTTAAGTACCTATTGGGGTGATAAGCCATATGAAAATAGAATGGCTCATGTTATGAAAAATGATCAGGGATTTTATATTGAAATGTACGATAAGGATACCTTAATCGAAACTAGGCCTTTATATGATCACAGTGAAGTATATGCAGAAAGTGCTGCAGAGAATTATGTTATGGGTATTTTAAATCCATGAGTGATCGAAAAATTCTTTTTATTACGGATTTAATTGATCAAAGACTTCGTAAGGAAAAAGAGATTGAATATTATGAAAAGGAACTTGAAGAAATTACAAAAAAACTTTTCTTCTTAAAAAAGGAAAAGGATCTAACAGAACTCATTATTAACATTATTCAAAATGAAAAAGTGGTTGATGTTCGCGAAAACTTATATGATCAAATAGGAAATAATGATGAAAGTACGACTGATTAATTATAGTAAACCACCGGAGGAATTATATGTCGGTAACAATATCCAGGAACTTATTGCGTATTGCGCCCGTGTCTCGAATCCATCAAACCAAGACAACACCGAAACGTCAGAAAGATTATTACGATATCTCATCCGAGAAAAACACTGGTCGCCCTTCGAAATGGTTAGCGCTTGCCTGGAAGTAACAACAACCAGGGATATTGCAAGGCAGTTACTAAGACATAGATCATTTTCATTTCAAGAGTTTTCTCAACGATATGCAGACCCTACCCAGGATTTAAAATTTCAATTGAGAGATGCTCGTTTGCAAGATACCAAAAATAGACAAAATAGTTTAGATACCGATGATGCAGAATTGCAATTGGAATGGTTACAACAACAAGCGGAGGTAGTAAATGCTGCAAAGAAAGCATATGGTTGGGCAATTGAAAAAGGTATTGCCAAAGAACAAGCTCGTTCGGTTTTACCGGAAGGTAATATGGAATCTAGATTGTATGTTAATGGAACCATCCGGTCCTGGATCCATTATATCGAACTACGTAGCGGACATGGAACACAAAAGGAACACATGGAAGTAGCAAGAGAGTGTTCCAAAGCCTTGGAACCTATATTTCCAATGATTGCAGAATTTTGTCATAATTAAAAAAAATGAAAATAATTTAAAAAAAATGCATTTTAGGGGTTTACTTTTCCAAAAAAATGGTATATAATATTATTATAAAATCAAAAAGGAAGAGGAGTCCAAAATGATTTCAGTTAAACGTTTCAAAGAACAGGTTATCAATAACCAAGAATCTCTAGATCGTATGTTAAGAGTTCTTCCACATATGATTCAGCAAGAGATTGAACTTGATCTTCCAAAATCACCGAAGATTATTAAAGATCTCCAAAAACGTCTAGATGTTTGTAGAGAAATTTATGCAATTAGAAAATTACAAGGAGATTGCTAATGGAATATCGTTATCAAGTTTTGGAAGATGTCATTGTCAATATCGGTAGAGATAGTTCCACCGAAAACATCTATGATGAAGTCGGTCGCCTTACAAGTGATGAACGTAGAAAATTAGCAGCCCTACTTTTCGAGGTAGAGGCCGCTTGTTATTCTATTGCAAAAGACATGGGAGAAGTTGCATAATGGGAATCAATATATTAGATAATGGTATTTCATACGAGGAACCAGACTATAAATTTAATGAACGTGAATTAATAGAACAGTTCCAAGAATATATTGATTCAACATACGGCCAACACTATTCCAGAAATAATTTCCAGGCCACCGAATTTATTATTGATGGTGGCCATGGTACAGGTTTTTGTATTGGTAATGTTTTAAAATATGCTCAAAGGTATGGTAAAAAAGGTACCAATGAAGATGCAAGAAAAGACCTTATGAAGGTTTTACATTATGCATTAATACAATTATACATTCACGATTCATCAGATGATTGAATACATTTAACTTTAAAAGTTTCAAAGGTATTATCTCTAAAGGTATCGTACACTCTTTCTCTATGGTATTCACAAGTCTCTAAATCTACATATGACAAGTGGTCATAGTTGTAAACATTAGCACCTATTATGATAAGTAACGCAAAAGACAATCTGTGTACCTTTTCTTGATGCTTTCTGCTTTCTTGTCAAGTTCAGTTTTTTGATATGGCACATCATGTCTTTCAATCATTTCATATGCATATGCTCCAAAAAATAAACACCAGAGTAGATATGCAATTATAATCCAAAATAAATAAATCATGCTGCTGTCGACATTACCCATATAAGGGCGACTGCTCCAAATAATATTGCAGCTGCAACAATTCCTGTGGTTTTCATTTGTTCCCAAAACTCTTCTTGTTCTTTACGTTTTGCAATTCTTGCTTGTTTTAATGCCTCTTTGTGTTCTGCTATTCTTTTGGCACGTTCATCTAGAATACCTTGCCAAGTTCCTGGGCCAAAACGCATATCAACCAGGCTTCTCATTTCTTGCATTTTTTCTTCAGCTAGTTTTGCATCAATCATTTCTTGCGCAACACTATTGATTCCGAATTGGTCTTTTATACCAACTCTGGACTTTTTGTTTCTCTGCTTTTGTACGTCTTCGTTGCCTCTAAATAAACCATCAATTGCACCTGCTATTTCTCCTACGTCTTTTGCAGTATCAATATTTGATTTAATAAATTCTACACTTGATTTCACAAGTGCAATACCGGCAAGTATTTCTGCCACAGCCATCTTGATCTACCTTTTGTTAAAATTAGATAGATATAAATCACTAATATATTATGAAACTCACTCTCAGTAATATTTATATTTACTTTCACTTAAAAATGTGATATAATACAAATATAAATACTAATGATTCAGTGAAACTGGATGGATGTAGACTGGACGTGGGGGCAGTACCCACCGCCTCCACCATAAAGAGTCTTATAATGGATGAAGTGTTATTGTGGCAATTTAGACAAAGATGCGTAGAATATATTTGTATCAATAACTATTCAATATATCATGCGAGACTCGTTATGATGGGGGCGAAACAGGATCGACAGATACGTGAAGGCAGTGGAGAATCAAAAAAGTAAATGCAAACGATAACTTTGCTCCTGAGGCTCGCCTAGCGGCGTAATCTCTGGGCCCGCCGGAGCCTCGAAACAGAATCCGGCAACTTAACCAGGAGGATTATATGCCAACTTTTGTATACATGACGGCTTGTGACGGATGTGGACATTGTGTCGATATCTGTCCATCGGATATTATGCACATAGACCCAGTAACAAGACGAGCAGTCAACATTGAACCAAATTTTTGTTGGGAATGTTATAGTTGTGTAAAGGCTTGTCCACAGAATGCAATTGATGATAGAGGTTACTCAGACTTTGCCCCAATGGGACACAAGGTTAGAGTATTACGTGAACCAGAGAAAGGTGTTATATCTTGGCGATTGAAATTTAGAGATGGTCGTGAGAAAAATTTTGAGAGTCCTATTCGTACCACACCATGGGGAAGTATCCCAGGTCCGGCTGAATATGATATGCCAGATGATACAATGCGCAATAGTCAAAAACTAGCACACGAACCGGATTATCTTAAGGCCGGTGAATTACGAACCATAACCAAAGATAAATTTTTAAAGTGGGAGGATATAAATGCCGCCGCGTAACCATGGCCAATGGCTAAAAACTCCGAAAGTAGAACATATCAGTAGCGAGATTTATTCTTCACATGCAATTTATGAACAAGAGCAGGAAGATATTTTTGCAAAAGTTTGGGTACCTATGTGTCACATTAGTGAGATGAGAAACAAAGGTGACTATCGAACTATTCAAATTGCAGGTAAACGCGTTATTGCAATTAATGTGGATGGGGAAAATGTTCAAGCTTATTATAATACTAATGATATTGACTATCGTAAAGTTGCTGGAACTATTACCTATGATGGTTGGGCAACAACAGAAAAACCACTACATTGTGAAGTAAAGTATGGTCAAATGGTTTGGGTAACACTAAATCCAGATCCTATGCCACTTGATACATGGTTAGGTGGAGCATTTGATTGTATTATTGATGCCATTGATACCGAAGAACTAGAGGTATTTCACTATCATAAAGCCATTATAGATACCAATTATAAATTATGGCATGACACAAATAGTGAATTTTATCATGACTTTATGCACTACTTCAATCGAGTGTCAGGATTCAATGATGAGTATTTTGCTAGAAAAAATATTCCTTTTGATAACGGTCATGTTAACGTCAGCAGCTTTACTGTTAACTATGAAGAGTATGACGGATTTGAAGATCGCGGGGAACTATCTTTTCCCAATCTGCCGCCCAACCAGTGGTACATGGTCGACCTCTTCCCAGGCTTTAACTTCAACCTTCGTGGTTCAGCCTATCGGTCAGACATGGTAACTCCACTTGGTCCAAACAAAGTTATGATTGAGTTTCGTGGGTA